GCCGCTCAACGTGTTACGTGTGCCTCTATACGAGTGCTTTTTCCACAGCGGTATTTCTAAACTGGCCCGCTAACCTTATGTGTTGGATTGTTTTGCCTTGATGGTGTGTTCTAGCAAAGCCTTGCGCAATTTATCGGAACCGCCAACTCTAACATTAATAATTCCATTATAATACTCATCCGTCTCTAATACACGGCGGTCAAATTGCTCTCTTGCCTCAATATAGGACATTTCGCCCCTGCCTTTACATAGGTATAGTATTTCTCTAGTGAAGTTTTTTTCGCCTAGCTTTGCTACATCTGCGTTTAATCTATCAGAACTTCCCCAATAGTCACGCCAGTCTGATTCTTTGTAGCCTCTGCGTTTGTTCTTTTTGCCTTTTAGCGGAGGTTTTGTTGTTTTGAACTTTGCTAGTTTCTTGCCTACGTACTTTTGCCCAGTTTTAAGATTGGTTATGAGATATACAAAGCCTTCATACTCGTCTGGTATTTTGTCTATTACTTTGCCTTTGTAAGTCCACTGCATGAACTTACTTACCTGTGCCTATTCTTTGTTGCCTTCTTTTTTGGTTGTGTGTTTTGAATGTATTTCTTCCATGCGTTGTTTTGCTAAACTTCTAATAATTCGCAACCATTTCCGTGCTTCACGATGTGTTCTCACAGAATTTCTAGACTCAAACTTTTCGTTTGCCTTAAAATATTCCATGTATGCCTTTGTTAGTTGGTCATGTATATCGTCTTTTATTTCACTCATGGTAACCTAATATAACACATTAACTCATTCTACTACGTCCAAATCGTTTTCATAACTTGTAAATCCATTTTCTTTTACAACTTTTAATATCGTGTTTACACGACCGACTAGTTCATCTTTGTGACTGATTAAGAAAATATTTTTATCACGTTCACGTGCAATTTTTTTGAGAACAGCAAGAGATCCTTCAACACCTGCTGTGTCCATACCGCTATCAATCAACTCGTCAATGAATAACAAATTAATATTTTGATATAAACTTTCCCAAACATCACGGAATGCAAAACTTAAACCTAAAATAAGTCTGTTACGCTCACCTCTTGACAAATTATCAAAGTCTAAGTCCTGTCCTAGTTGGGTAATCTCAACATTTAGATCGTTTTGGAAAAGAACTTGATGAGGCAACCCTAGTTTATCAAGATAATATGTTAGTCGGTTGTTTAGATATGCTAGATTTTGCTCAATAATCTTTTTACGAATGAAACTATCTTTGTTTGTAAGTAATTTTAATAAGAATTCTTGATGATCTTTAAGATTTGTAAGGTCATTTACAGGTGTCCAGTCAACTTCTTGTATTGCTTCTTGTGTTAATTCTTTTATTTGACTGTCATAAGGATCTGTTTCATCTTCTTTTGTCCGAACTGCTTGTTTTAGATTATCCACATTGTTTCGATGATCGTATGCTTCTTTAGCAGTTTCGTAAAACGTTGATGGTTTACCGTTAATATCACCAATGTCGTCGAGATTCTTTAATACTCCGTTTAGTTTATTAGTAACATCAGTCTGATAAGCTATTGCTTCTTCTAATTCGGTTGCTTTTTGTGATAAGACTTCTTGTTTTTTATCTTCATGAAGTGATTGTCCGCATGTATAACATACTGCATCTTCAAGATCTAAGACATCTTTTTCAATCTTTTTAACACGTTTATCAGCTTGTAGTAACGCACCATCTAGTGTGCTTTTTTCTTTATTAAGAGCCAAAATAGCATTGTTCATTTCTGTCCAACTAGACAGTTTTTCGTGTGCATCTAGTTCTGCATCAATGTCTAGATGCTCTAATTCATCTAATCCTTGTTGTAATCTTCCAAGATCTTGTTGTTTTTTAGAGTTCCATGCACTTTGTTTAGTTTTAAGACTTTTAATAGTATCTTCAATGTGTGCGTTTGCACTATTGATAGCATCTATCTTAAGTGTTTCCTGAGTAATACTTTCTTTAGTAACACGTATTTGTTCTTTGAGAGCATCTGCTTTTTCTGATAATATAGTAATACCGAGAAGTTGTTCAATTATAGCACGTTGATCATTTTGACGCATTGCAAGGAATGGTTCTGAATATGTATTCAGTGCAACAATATGCTTGAACATGTCATGACTCATACCTAACAAGTCATTAATGTACTCTTGCGTTTTACGACTGTCGCCTTGCGATTCGTCTTCAGCTTCTTGCTCTTGATCGTTTACATAAAACTTTAAGAATGTAGGTGAACGGCCTCTTTCGATTCTATATGTTTGTCCATCCTTTTCAAAGTCAAGCGAAACAACCATACCTTTACTGTTAGTTTTATTGATAAGGTTGTTTCGCTTGATGTTTGTTAGTGCTTGGCCGTACAAGGCGTAGGATAATGCATTGATTATCGTAGTTTTACCTGTACCGTTTCGTGAGCCAGAATCGTCACCTCCCTGATCTAAGTTTTCACCTAGCACCAACGTTAACTTTTCTCTGTTGAAATCAACAGCCTGAGTTTGATTACCCACACTCATAAAGTTTTTTACTGTAAGATCTTTTACTTTTATCATTTATAACTCATTGTAAATGTCTAGTAACATTTTTTTGTTAAAGTTTTCTGAATCAATTGCAGTTATTTCTTTAGATACAATTTCGTCAACACTTTCAAATGCTGAGATATCTAAGTCAGTTGTAATTTCTTCAATTTGTTTTTGCGGTATTAGTGTTATTTCTCTACAATTATATTGAGAAATATATGTTTCTTTGATAAACTGTGCTTCTTCGTAACTAATAGGAACATCAATAGTAACACGCAAATACATTTTAGGTTTTATAATGTCTGCATTTGGATCCAACAGTTTGCTTAGTGTAGTTGTACGATACTTAGGACAGTTCCACCAGTTAATGTACTCAGGTTCTTTACCATTTTCTTTATCAAGTATCATCATACCGCGTTCGTCATCCCATGCATCTGCATAGTTGTGAGGAAACGCATTACCAATGTAATGTATTTTGCCTTGTACTTGACGTTTATGAAAGTGCCCGCTAAAAACATAGTCTTGATTTTTAAAATGCTCAGCACGTAGATCACCATGATCAGGCATTTGCACCATAGCATTCATATAGAAACTCGGCAGTTCAAAATGTCCAAACATATATTTGGCTTTAATTTTTTCAATCTTCTTCCATTCGTCGCCGACAAGCCACGGAACAAGTGCTACATCGTCTTGTTCATAGATTTCATCTACAAATGTAACACCATCAATATGTTTTCCGAATATAGTTGAACTTACATCACGCTTGTCTTTGTAATACAAGTCATGATTGCCTACAAACATGTAAAACTTCTCAAAAGATTTACCTATTTTTTCTAAACTTCGAATAGTTGCATCCATTGTAGTTAGATTTAGACTATTTCTGTTATGATGCCAATCTCCACAGAAGATTGCAGTTTCACAACCGTTAGCTTTTGCCTGTTCTATAAACCAATCTACAAATTCTTCACAATCATCGTTGTGTACTCTGCTATTTCCTTTTAAACCGAAGTGAATATCGGTAAACACAGCCGCTTTTTTAAACAAAACGTAATTTCTCCATATTGATCTAGTATATAATACGCTATTTTTAAAGCAATGTCAACCGTTATTAGTACTTTTTGCCTTTTCTCTTGCAACTGCGGCTTCCCATTCTCCGGCGTGTTGTCTAGTATAACTAGGATTTAGGTCATTCATTTCGAGGATGTCGTCTCTAATGTTTTGATTGCGTTTTTCAATGTTGATAACACGTACAAATGAGTTTGTGACCGCCGCAGTGTAGTAAGCAAACGGGTTGTTGGACTTTGACTCGTCAAACTGTAGTCCAATTTGTGCAAGTTGTAGTATCGCTTGTCCTCGCATTTCGTCATTGTAGGTATATCCGCGAACATTACCTCTAGTCGCATATCTATCACACAACTTCATCCACATTCTTGCTAATTTTTCTGTTGCTTTTCCTGATCTAAGATCAAAATTTCCATTTTCCATTCCTCCTACCCAATGACTTTTACCAACACATACTAGTTCTCCTTCATCATTAAATTTGTAGTGCTGAAATGGAGGAAAGTTTAGTTTTACTTTTGTGTCTGCTACTGTTTTAGGATTTTTCTTGCGACCAGGTTCGTCTGGAATATGGTCAAAACTCATAATACGAAAAATTAGTTCTTCTTTTGTAATTTTTTTATAGTCGTGTTCGCATTCTGATTGCTTGACTTTTTCTCCTGCTTGTTTTCTTCTATCAAATTCTGCAACAGTAAGCCTTTTTGCTTTGTTACGTTTTGCTTCTGCAATGGTTCTAATATTGATTTTGTCTATACTTGGTAAAATTATGTCAAATTGATGGTATTCAGGGTCAACAAAACTGCAAAAAGAGCTTTTGGATTTGTGTATCTCCGCTAAAATGTCCTTGTTGTTTAAATAATTAACTTTTCTCATCGAAACTCCTAAAATTATGTTACTATTATAATATATGCAGTTAATTTTGTCAACTAAATAATGTATATAGGAGACAACTTATGGCAAACAATCCCGCACAAGGTAGAGATGTTAGACAAGGTTCTGAAGAACAAACTTTCGGAACACGCATAGTAGAAAGAGCTAAACAAGGTGTTGTCGATTATCTCGACGATACTAATTTAGGAAAAGTTCTAAGAGCAGTAAACCTGCTTCCTGGCGCTGAAAAACCTGATGGTTCATTTACAAATGCTGTTTGGAATTCAACTAACAGTACCGATTGGCGTGTACGTCTAAGTTTGCCTCCTACTAATCCATTCACTGATAGTGTTCTCCTTGCGCCATTAGCTGAAACTGGCAATGCTATGGTTTTTCCATACACACCTAGTGTTTACATAACTCATTCTGCTAATTATAATGCTTTACAACCTACTCATAGTAATTATCCTTTCTATGCTTTCGAGGCGGCCCAAGTTGATCAGTTTACAATTACAGGTGAATTTACAGTTGAAAATTCTAAAGAAGCATTATATTGGATAGCGGCAACACATTATTTAAAAAGTATTACTAAAATGGCTTACGGTGATAGTGCTAATAAAGGTACACCTCCTCCAGTTGTGAAACTCAACGGATACGGTGATTATGTTTTTAATAATGTTCCAGTAATAGTACAAAGTTTTAACGTTGAACTTACCGGCGAAGTTGACTATATCAAAGCCGACATAGGTGCAAATGGTTCTTGGGCACCAGCTAGATCAACTATTGCAGTTACACTAGTACCTGCATACAGTAGAGATGCTGTTAATAAGTTTAGCCTAGATAGATTTGTGTCAGGCGGATATGTTTTAAATAGCGGAACAGGATATTTATAATGGCAATTTACAACGAAAGCAGTCCTTATTATAAAACTAAAGTAGTCAACGGACAATACTTAGGTCCGTTGAATATCAGACCTGTACCGGCTGAGAATGACGATATATTATATACTATTGAACCGCAGTATACTTATAGACCAGATCTACTTGCCTATGACCTATACGGTGATCATAAATTATATTGGATCTTTGCACAGCGAAATATGGATATCATAAAAGATCCTGTATATGATTTTGTTGCAGGTACAGAAATTTATTTGCCAAAACAAAGTAACTTAAAAAATACTTTAGGAATCTAACATGGCAGATTTTAGAATCCAAAACTTAGAAGCAAGAGCTAGACAGCTAGGTCAGTCTGTAGAAGATTTTGGAAGACAAATTGAGACAGATATAAATGGTATTAGGAATTCTCCTAATATTTTTGTTGACGGTATAAACAGTGCAGTAGAAGGCGCTGCCAATCAGCTCAAAGGTGCTATCTCAGATGCGTTTGGAGGTTTACTTAACTTCGGAAGGGGCAGTACTAGTGCAGGCGGAAATAGAGTTGGAAGCGGCGGCATCAATGGAGTTCAACCTGGTGCTAAAGGTATAGGATATACAGGCGGACCTTTAAAAAACAAATTAGCACAATTTGCAAGTTATAACTATATTTTCACATTTGGTCCATTAACTAATTTTGAAATTAATTATCCTGATGCAACTTATAGAAAAAACGGACCTAGTATTGTTATTTTAAAAAGCGGCGGAACAGGCAACAATCAAGTAAAAACTCTTTTTGAAAAAGAAAGAAATATTACTACAGAATATTTTATTGACAATGTACAAATTGACACAATAATTGCTCCTACCCCGCAAACTAAACAAACCAATGCAACTAGTTTATCTTTTGAAGTAATGGAACCTTATTCGATGGGGATGTTTTTACAAACATTACAAATAAGCGCATTACAAGCTGGTCATAAAAATTATTTAGAAGCACCTTATCTACTTACTGTTGAATTTGTAGGTTGGGACGACAATGGCAATCCTATTTCTATTCCGCAAACAAAAAGAATGTTTCCAATGAAATTAGCTCTTGCAACATTTAATACAAGTGCCGGAGGAAGTATATATCAAGTTGACGGTATACCCTGGCATGAACAAGCTCTATCTGATTCTGTTCAAACTATTAAAGAAGATATAGACATAAAAGGTGAAACAATAGGTCAGTTTTTACAAACAGGTGCAGAAAGTTTAGCAACAATGTTAAACAGTAGACAAGTAGAACAAGAAGAATCCGGAAGCGTTTCTACTGCTGACCAGTTTGTTATTCTTTTCCCTACACAAAGAAGTTCTGAAACTGAAGGATTACTAGGACAAATTGTAGAGGACAGCGGTGCAACTACTGCAACTGAATTTAGACAATTTACCGATGCTAGAAGACAAGAAATTTTCGAAACAATATCTGGAATACAAGGCGGAGAAATACCTGATGATTTTGATGCAGAATTAAGTAGTATTCTTGGACTTACGGTAAGACGTAGTGCTATAGGTGAAAGTATTCGTGATTTTGCAGAAGAAGGGTCAAACATGAATGCTATAGGAACTTCTTCTATTGTAAAAAGTTATCTCGATAGCGGACAACAGTATTTTGGCAGGCCTGCATTTGTGAGGGATGAAAATAACGAAGGTATATTTACAAGAGGACCTATGCAAATTAGTGACGAAGGCCGTAGAATAAACTTTAAAAAGGGAACTAGAATACAAGATATAATTGAAGAATTAGTTTTACTTTCGGAGTATGGTAGACAATTTGTTACAGAAGCATCTGATGAAAACGGAAATAAAACTTGGTTTAGAATTGAAACTGATGTTTACAATGTAACAGATAGTGCAAATGTTGATCAGACAGGCAAGACACCAAAAGTTTATGTGTATAGAGTAGTTCCTTATAAAATTAATACTTCAAGAATTAATTCGCCAACAGCACCTACTCCGGGTATATCAAATTTAAAACGTCAAGCATTAAAACAGTATGATTATATCTATACTGGAGACAACGACGATATTATAAACTTTGACATACAAGTTGATGGCGCCTTCTTTACAGCAATACAAAGTGATATGGGACAATTAGGACAAGACCAGCAAACTGCTGGATCGAGTTCTCTAACACAAGCTCCTGATCATCCATTGCATCGTAGAAATGTAGGAAATAATGCTAACAGATCTAGCTCAGGAACATCGTCAACAGGACAAAGTACTAGATCTAACACAGGCTTAGGCGGAACAGTACAAAATCATCCTGAGACCGCAGTTGCTAGAGCATTCAATGATGCAATAGTTAACTCCCCTGTTGATTTGATTAGTGCAGATTTAGAAATATGGGGAGACCCTTATTATATTGCAGATAGCGGAATGGGAAATTATAGTGCAGGAGAAATTGCAGAAGCAATGAATCTTACAACTGATGGTACAATGGATTATCAATCCGGTGAAGTAGATGTATTAATTAATTTTAGAACTCCCTTAGATATTGGCGCAGATGGCTTTATGGACTTCCCGGGATTGGGTACAAAACCAATTGGAGCATTTAGCGGATTATATCAAGTAATTTATGTTTTAAACAAATTTAACGGCGGAAAATTTACTCAAGAGATGAAAACAATTAGACGCAGAAACCAAGAAGATGACGTAACTGCTGATGCAACAAGTCAAAATAACGAAGTAGTAGTAGAAGGTGCAGGAGGCGCATCTATAGCAGAAACACCTTCAAGCCCAGCAGGCACCTTTAACGGTGCAGACGCAGAAAGCGGAAGTCAAGGAGGAACTGGAGGTACAAATGCTAACGGTTCAGGCTCGGCAAATCCTAACACAGACGACAGCGGCGCTGATGTTGAATCTGGCGCAGGCGACGAAGCCGCGGCACAGCGCATAATTGCAAGAAGAAATGAAGAACAAAGAATTAATAATATTTTACAAGCAAGAGAAAACGGTGCTAATATAGGATTCTAATAATGACAGACCCAGTTAATCAAAATACCGGACAAGAAACACGTACAGTATCCTCTGCTGTTGACACCTCAGGTGCTAACAATCCTGGCCCGTTTATTGGAGTTGTTACTAATCATTTAGATACTACATATGCAGGTAGATTAGAAGTATTAATACAAACTAAAGCAGGTTCTGGTAACTCACCAGATACTCCGGGTAAGTCTGTACCTTGCAGTTACCTAAGTCCGTTTTATGGTATTACGCCTTATAACGGGCTGACAGCTAACGGAGGACATCAGTTTAGTCAAAAAAGTTACGGATTTTGGGCAGTACCTCCTGATATAGGAACTCAGGTTTTAGTTATTTGTGCAGAAGGCGGACAGTACTTTTGGATAGGTTGCATTCAAGAAGAATATACTAATTTTATGTTACCGGCAGGTGCTCCTGCAACAACGTTTAATGATCAAGATAGTTCTAAAAAATTGCCTGTTGGAGAATTTAATAAAAAAACAGAAACAGCTAGCGGAAGAGACGCAACGAAATTTATTAAACCAGTCAACACAGATGCACAAGATTTTTTGCAAGAACAAGGATTACTCGAAGATGAATTTAGAGGTTTAACTTCTTCTAGTGCTAGACGAGAAGTACCTAGTACTGTTTTTGGTATAAGCACACCTGGACCGCAAGATAGAAGAGACGGTGCACCTAAAGCTAGGTATGGAGAAAAATTTGCTCAAACAACAACAGCTCATAATAGACTAGGCGGAACTAGTCTAGTATTTGATGACGGCGATCCATCGTTACTTAGAAAAGGTCCTCCAGGCGGCCCAGATGCAACACCTCCAGAATACGCAAATGCTGAAGGTGGCGAAACAGATGGTGATGTAACTAGACCTCATAACGAATTAGTTAGACTAAGAACTAGAACTGGCCATCAGATATTAATGCATAATACTGAAGACTTTATCTATATAGGCAATAGCAGAGGCACTGCATGGATAGAATTAAGCAGTAATGGTAAAGTAGACATTTATGCCGCTAGTGATGTAAGTGTACATACTGAGTCTAATATGAATTTTAAAGCAGATGGAAGTATGTATTTCGAAGCTGGCGCAGATATACATATGAAAGCTGGCGCAAATATTTTTCAATCTGCTGATGCAAATTGGGAAATAAAAGTAGGTACAGACGGAAAACTTACAACAGGCGGATTAGTTGACGTAAAATCTGGCGGCGACACTAGATTAGGCGCTGCCAATACACATTGGACCGCAGGTAAACATACATTCACAGGACCAATAGAACAAAACGGTCCTACTGCAACTGAACCATCAGAGGCAGCCGACGCAGAACCGTCACAACGTGTGCCAGAACACGAGCCATGGGACGGTCATGAACATTTAAATGGAGCCGAGCCTGGCATTGGTACTCCAGATACGTTTGCAAAGAATACACAGAGAGCCGAGGCTCCTGCTCAAGAGTCTCCGGCGCAAAACACAGAAGTAATACAAGAACCAAATAGAGGTTAAATACGTTATGAGTTCATTAGAAAAAAGCATATACAAACAAATTATTGTCCCTTCAGGTAAAAAGGCTAAAGTAATTCCTGAAAGTAGGGCATATGTAGGTACAAGCACAGTAAACCCTGATGCTACTTCGTGGACTTTATACGATATTGCCTTAATAAAACAAGATATTATTAATCATTTTCACATAAGACAAGGCGAAAAGTTAAGTGACCCGTCATTCGGAACGATTGTTTGGGATTTACTGTACGAACCATTAACCGAACCTCTTAAAGATGCAATCATAAAAAATGTGTCAAAAATTATAAATTATGACCCAAGAGTAACAGTTGATAATATTACAGTAGACACTTATGAAAGTGGAATTCAAATTGAGTGTAGTTTAACATATTTGCCTTATAACATATCAGAATCTATGAGGCTAAAATTTGATGAAAACGCTGGCTTTCTTGCATAGAATAAACTACGCACTTTATCAAATACGCTAAATAGTTTATATTAGAGGAATAGGCGATGTCGTCAACAGATAGACAAAATAGACTACTACTTGCAGAAGATTGGAAGCGAGTATACCAAACTTTTAGAAACGCAGATTTTAAGTCGTATGACTTTGATAATCTTCGTCGTACAATGATCGCATACTTGCGTGAAAACTATCCAGAAGACTTTAATGACTACACAGAATCAAGTGAATATCTTGCACTTATTGACCTTATTGCCTACCTCGGTCAAAACATTGCTTTCCGTATTGATCTTAATGCTCGTGAAAACTATTTAGAACTTGCAGAGCGTCGTGAGAGCGTACTTCGTTTAGCAAGATTACTATCGTATAATCCTAAAAGAAATAGATGTGCAAATGGCCTACTAAAAATAGATTCAGTATCTACAACTGAAGAAGTAACAGACAGTAATAACATTAATTTAGAGAATCAAACTATTCTATGGAATGACCCAAGTAACCCAGATTGGTTTGAGCAATATACTAGAGTATTAAATGCCGCATTACCAGTTAACGGTACAGTCGGCCGTCCAGTTAAAAGCGGAATAATAAATGATATTCCTACTCAACAATATAGATTTAATAGTACAAATACTGAAGTTCCAGCCTATAGTTTTACAAAAACAGTAGATGGTAGAAGCACTAGTTTTGAAATAATTTCTACTGATATTACTGATGCAGAAATTGTTGAAGAAGCACCGTTTCCAGGAAACAACTTTGCATTTTTATATAGAGATGATGGACAAGGTTCTGCTAGTTCAAACACAGGATTTTTTGTACACTTTAGACAAGGTACATTAGACACAGGCACATTTAATGTCACCAATCCTAGTACAAGCCAAGTAGTTGCAGTTGATGCAACGAATATTAATCAAAGTGATGTTTGGCTTTATAAATTAGATAGTTTAGGTAATGAGCAAGAGTTATGGACAAAAGTTGATTCGGTCGAAGGTAACAACATAATTTATAATAGTCTTTCTAGAAACCAAAGAAACATATACAGTGTCTTGACAAGAATTGAAGATAGAATTAGTTTAATCTTCTCAGATGGTGTATTTGGTAATTTACCTCAAGGTAATTTTAGAGTTTACTATAGAACTAGTAAAAATCAAAGAGTATTAGTAACCCCTGATGATATGCGAGGAATTTCAATAAGAATACCATATGTATCTAAAGCAGGAAAAGCAGAAACAATTACTCTAACTTTATCATTAAAGTATACTGTAGATAACGCAACAGTATCTGAATCAAATGCAAGCATAAAAGCTAATGCTCCTGCAACTTATTATACTCAAAATAGATTAATTACAGCAGAAGATTATCAAATCGGACCGCTTACAACAAGTCAAGAAATTGTAAAGGCAAAAGCAGTTAACAGAACCTCTAGTGGTATAAGCAGATATTTTGATTTAGTAGATGCAACAGGCAAATATTCTACTACAAACTTGTACGGTAAAGATGGTTCAATTTACAAAGATTACCTTAGCTTAAAACAAACATTTAGTTTTGATACATTAACTGATATTGAAGGCGCTATTGTTAACACTATTCAGCCAATATTAGGAAGTATAAAAGTTAGAAATTATTATTATGACAAATATCCTCGTTTGTTTGTTGATGATTTAGGTTCGGTCTGGAATCAGATTACTTCTGATACTAATTCTGTTACAGGTTATCTTACAAATCCTAATTCTGTAAAAGTTAAAGTTGGAACATTTACTGGTTCTAACATGAAATATGTAAAACTAAACAGTTTGTTAAAATTTGAACCGCCTGCCGGCAAACATTTTTTAAACGGTGAACTTGTAGATGGTGAACCAGATTACAGGGGAGGTTCAACATACAAATGGACTAAAGTTGTTAGCGTAAGCGACGACGGTACTGAGCTATTAGAAGACGGCACAGGTCCTATTGTATTCAACGATGTTATTCCTACCGGATCAAGATTAACAGAAATTCGTACAGCATTACCAACAGCATTAACTGCTGACGTAAAAGCCCAGGCAGTTACACAGATTTTTGCATATCAAACTTTTGGTTTAAGATATGATCAAGTAAATGGCGAATGGCGAATAGTAACTGAAGATAATTTAGACATCTCGAGTGAATTTAGCACAGGTAAAACAGGCGATAGCACAGGACAACAACTTGATAGTAGTTGGTTGTTACTATTCCAAACTGATGGTGAAAAATATACAATTACCTATAGAGCAATGAGGTATGTTTTTGAAAGTGATCAAGAGGTTAGATTTTATTACGATAGTACTGATAAAATTTATAACAATAAAACCGGAAAAATTATTAAGGATAAAATTAGTATCTTAAACATAAACAATAAACCTGATAGCTTGTATCCTTTTAATTATGATTTTGACTGGGAAATAGTTGAAGAATATAGAGATGCTGAAGGATATGTAGATAGCAAAAAAATACAAGTTAGTTTCTTTGATTCCGACGATGATGGTGTAGTTGACAACCCTGATTTATTTGCAGAAATTGTAGATGAAGAAACTAATGCTATTGATAAACTAGTTATTCTTAAGAAGATTACAACTACTGACGGAGTAAATGACTTTGTTTATGTAGATAAAGATTCTATAAACTTAAAAATCTTTACATCGAAAGCTACTATTGGCGCCATTAGCCAATATGATGCAGGCACTACATTCTACTATCTAGAAGAAGATATTTTTGAAGTTTTGAATAATAATAGTGAACTTACAGTTACTAGTGAATATAAAGCGCAAATTGGCCGTGCAGGTTTTAAATTCCAATACCTACATGCCGCTGATCAAAATTCGAGAATTGATCCTAGTGCAAGTAATATAATAGACACTTATCTCTTAACAAGAGGATACGACTCTTTGTTCAGGCAATATCTAGATGACAGTATAAATGATAAACCTCTTCCTCCTAGTAGTGATGATTTGTTTATAAGTTATGGGTCTGAAATTAACAAAATTAAATCACTTAGCGATGAAGTAATTTATCATCCGGTTAAGTATAAAGTGCTTTTTGGAGACAAGGCGGAGGCTGATTTGCAAGCTAGATTCAAAATAGTTAAAAATCCTGATTTAGTTATAAATGATAATGAACTAAAGTCTAATGTAATTCGTGCTGTAAACAGATTTTTTGCACTTGAAAATTGGGACTTTGGAGACAAGTTTTATTTCTCAGAACTTTCTAGTTATGTAATGAATGAATTATCTCCGGATTTAGTTACATTTGTAATTGTTCCAGTACAAGAAGATCAATCATTTGGTTCATTGTATGAAATAAAATCTGAAGCAGACGAAATTTTTATTAGCGCGGCAACAGTTGCAGACATAGATATTATAGATGCTATAACAGCAAATAGATTAAAAGCAAGCGGTAATATTGTTACAGAAGTAACAACAACAAATACAGGAATACAAAGTGGTTCTTTTAGCTCATCAAATACCGGAGGACTTAGTTACTAATGGCTTATAATAAAGATCAAAATGAGCTTCCGTTGCCAGGCGATGGAAAACAACGCAGAAAAAGTTCTCAGCATCTGCCCCGTTACTTTAGGTCTGAAGTTAACAACAAGTTTTTATCTAGCACACTTGATCAACTTATACAACCCGGTGTTGCAGAAAAACTAAATGGCTATGTCGGAAGAAAAAGTTCTCCGGGTCATGCTATAGATGATTTTTATATCGGCGATGTAAATCAACAAAGAGAAAATTATCAACTTGAGCCAGCGGCAGTAATTAAAGACGATTTAGGTAATGTTAATTTTTATAGAGACTATAATGATTACATTAATCAAATTAAAAACTTAGACGGCACAGTAGATGACCATAGCATTTTAAATAGACAAGAATACTATGCATGGAATCCTCATATCAATTGGGATAAATTTGTAAACTTTCGTGAATATTATTGGCTGCCAGACGGTCCTCAAGCAATCACAGTATCTGGTGTAAGCGATCTAGTTGTAAGCACATACACTGTAAGATCTATAGACAACACAGATAATTTTGCATATATTTTATCTCCTGACGGTATTACACAAAATCCTCAACTAACTTTGTACAGAGGTGTTACTTATAGATTTGAAATAGACACACCAGGATTGCCGTTTTCACTAAGATCAAAAAGAGAAAATGCTCCAGCTTGGGTGCCAGAAACTTTGTATTCTATTGGCGAAAGAGTTTTTTATCAAAATACAATTTATAAATCGTTACAAGACTTTAGAGCATCTAAAGAGTTTACCGATGATGCAAGTAAGTGGGAAATAGATACTACATTTAATTTAACTAGGGAAGTTAGTGATAATGGAGTAGAAAAAGGAGTAATCGAGTTTACTCCCGACAACGGCACTCCTAATGAAATTTACTATGTTGCAGACACTGATGTAAATGCAGGAAATTTAATAAGAATTTACGATATTGACGAAGCATCTTCATTAGATGTAGGTACAGAAATATTAGGAAAGAAGACATATACTACTAATAGTGGTATAGAAATATCAAATGGTATGAAACTTTCTTTCCAAGGAACTGTAATACCTGAAAAATATAATACAGGAAATTGGTATGTAGAAGGTGTAGGTGACAAAATTGTTCTTATTTCTGAAGTAGAATTAAATGTACCTAGTTCTTTTACTACTGACCTTGAAGTAAGTTTTGACAATGACGGATTTGACAACTTGCCATATTCTGAAGCAATTGGTTATCCTGTCAACAAAGATTATATTACAATTAACCGCGGTAGTAAAGATGGTAACCTTTGGTCAAAATATAATAGATGGTTCCATAAAAGCATTATTGAAAAATCTGCAAGTATAAATGGTATACCTGCTAATATAGATCAAACAAAAAGAGCAGTAAGACCAATTATAGAGTTTGAATCTAATTTAAAATTATTTAATTTTGGAACACAAGTTAAAAGTAACATCGACTTAGTTGATGATTTTACAATTGATGTTTTTAGTACTATAGAAGGATCTGAAGGTTACAATGTTGACGGAGTAGATTTAGCCAACGGTATGCGAGTTATGTTTACCGCAGATACTGATGAAAGGGTAAATGGTAGAATTTACGAAGTAAGTTTTATATTGTTTGGAAATTCTAGACAAATTGCGCTTTTAGAAGTTGAAGATTCTGCTCCAATCGAAAATGAAGTTGTTCTTTGTAAAAATGGAGAAGTTTACAAAGGTAAAATGTTGTTTTACAACGGAACACGTTGGCAACTAGCTCAAGACAAAACAACAATTAACCAGTCGCCTTTATTTGACATTTATGATGTAAATGGTAACAGTTTAGGAGATACTAATTATTACGAATCGCAAGACTTTACCGGAACAAAACTTTTTTCATATAAAGTTGGCAGCGGCACAAATGATACAGAATTAGGATTTCCTTTATCTTATAGAAGCATACAGAACGTAGGTGATTTAGTTTTTAACTTTGACTTACTTTCAGATGGCATTGCATATGTCGATGAATCTTATAGTACAACGTTGTCCGGTATAGGTTATTTAAGAAAGTATAACGGGCTTTCTGACTTTGAGTATGTAAACGGTTGGAAAAAAGCAGACACTTTAAGTAGTCAAAATGTTATTAGACAGTATGATGTAGATAATACAAGAATATCATATCCTATTGATGTATATGATGAAAGTGCATTATTAGAAGATTTATGGATTAGAGTTTTTGTTAATAATCAAATTCAACAACCTAATATAGATTATACTCTTACAACAAATAACGAAAATCAATCTGTAATTAATTTTACAGTAGCACCTAATTATGGCGATGTTATTAAAATAAAAACACGTAGTTCTGCTGTAAAAAATGAAAACGGTTACTACGAAATAGCAAATAATTTTGAAAGAAATCCTTTAAACGAAAACATAACTGAATTTACACTAGGCGAAGTTAATGACCATGTAAGGTCTATCGTAGAAGAAGCAGATAATTTTGATGGTTTATTTCCCGGAGTAAGTAATTTACGTGATATTACAGATATTACAAAATATGGTAAAAGAATTGTAAAACATTCTGCACCAATGAACTTAGCATTATATCATTTACTAGACAAAGAATCTAATTTAGTAAAGGCTATAAAATATGCTCGAAGAGAATACGGAAAATATAAAAGAACATTTATAAAAAAAGCCGAAGAACTAGGTTTTGACGGACCAGTTAAAACACACGTAGATTTAATCTTACGTGAAATGCTTAAAGATAAAACAAATACAATGCCGTTTTATTTTACAGACATGATTCCTACAGGAGCATCGACTCGTAATGTATTTGAAATAAATGACATCGATCTCCAATTTTTTGCATTGACTTATCCATTTAGTTTAGAAAATGCAAGCGATAAAGCTGTGCAGATATATCAAAACGGCATTCAATTAGTACACGGCGTTGATTATACTTTTAACAGCGAAGGTTTTGCTATTATTACAACTATAAAGCAAATCGGCGATGTCATAGAAATTTATGAATATGAATCAACTAACGGATCTTTCTGTCCTGCTACTCCAACAAAATTAGGGTTATATCCTAAGTATATTCCTACTAAATTTATTGACGATAGATATTTAGAACCTACTGAAGTAATTCAAGGCCATGACGGAAGTATTATAAAAACTTATGGCGATTTTAGAGATGAGTTAATTCTTGAGTTCGAAAGAAGAATTTACAATAACCTTAAAGTTGAATATGACAAGGATCTGTTTGATATTAGCGACTATGTGCCTAGCGAATATAGAAATACAGGTGTTACTAAAAAGCAGTTAGATGACACAATGTTAAGTGATTTTGTTCAATGGTTGCAACTTGTAGATAACGATTACACAGACAATATAAACTATATTAGGGAAAACTCTTTTACATTTAACCATAAAGGAATGTTAGATCCAAGCGGTAATGCAATTAGCGGTTGGTGGCGCGGAATTTATAAATGGGCCTATGATACAGACCGTCCGCATACTCATCCTTGGGAAATGCAAGGCTTTACTATCAAACCTACTTGGTGGGACGAACAGTACGGAGAAGCACCTTATACAAGTAATAATTTCCTGTTATGGGAAGATATTCAAAACGGTATAGTTAGAAACGCACAAGGTTCGTATACAGTTAATGAAAAATACAAACGTCCGGATTTATTAGATCATTTGCCTGTAGACGAAAATGGCGAGTTGGTAAGTCCTGTATACAGCGGTTATGTCAAAGAGTTTATTACAACTGACCTTGATTTTAACTTTGTATATGGCGACCATAGTCCTGTAGAGACTACATGGAGAAATAGCTCAGAATATCCATTTGCTTTAGTTGCGTCTATATTTGTTAACCAGCCTAATAGGTCAATGAGTGTAGCATGGGACAGACTTCGTCAAAAAAGAGGATTAGTAGATGACATTATCTATGATAATCCTAATGTTCAATTAAAACTATCTAATATTGTTTTTCCAAATACTATAAAGGATACACAACGAGTTTATACAAGTGGATTTGTTAATTATGTTTTTGATTATCTATCTTCTGATGTTACTGTAACATATGATTCGTATAAAAATAATTTAAAAAATATTTCAAACTTTATAGGATTTAAATTAGGAGGATATACTTCTAAAGACAAATTTAAATTATTGCTAGATAGTAGAACTCCTTTAAACGAAGGAAATGTTTTTGTACCTGAAGAAAATTACAAAATATTTTTAAACACAAGTAGTCCTATAAAAAATATAACCTATAGCGGTGTAATCATAGAAAAACAAAGTTACGGTTTTGTTGTAAAAGGCTACAATGTACAACAACCTTATTTTACATATTATAGACCGTTTGAAATAGAAAGTGATCCTGTTATTAATGTGGGCGGCGTAAGTCAAACATTTATATTATGGGATTCTAATAAATTATATAGTGCAGGATCTATTGTAGAATTTGAAAATAATTATTATCGTGTAACAACAACACATACTAGCACAACTGAATTTGATAGTACAAAATTTGCAAAAATTCCAGAACTACCAGTTGTAGGTGGTCGTCAAGCAGTATTTAGGAGAACATTCTCAACAATTCCTGAAAAAGTTTCTTACGGAACAGTTTACACAACTATACAACAGGTTGTTGACTTTTTGTTAGGATACGGAAAATATTTAGAAAGTCAAGGCTTTGTTTTTGATTATTTTGACGAAGAAAATGGTTTTATTGCAGACTGGCAAACTAGCTCCAAAGAATTTATGTTCTGGACAACACAAAATTGGGGAGCAGGCAGTGTTATTACCCTAAGCCCGGGCGCATTTCAAATTAAATTTAATTCAGAGTATTCTATAGTAGATGATATTTACGATACTTTTTATGGATACAGTTTATTTAAAGCTGATGGCAAAAAGTTAGAACCGCAGAATGCTAGACTAACGAGAGAGAATCCAAACGAATTTGTAATTAAGCCTAAGGCTACTGCTGATGGTATATTTGGAATTAGATTATCTCTTGTTCAAAAAGAACATGTAGTTTTAATAGACAACAAAACAGTGTTTGGAGATATAATTTATGATCAAGAACCAGGCTATAGACAAGAAAGAATTAAAGTACTAGGTTATAGAACTACAGACTGGGACGGTAGTTTAAATGTTCCAGGTTTTATTTTTGATAATGCAAGAGTTACCGAATGGGAACAATGGAAAGATTATGCTATAGGTGACCTTGTTAAGTATAAAGAGTTTTTCTACACTGCAAGAAATAAGGTTCCGGGTAATAATGTATTTGATGCTAATCAATGGGTACGTCTGTCAGAAGACCCAGAGATGAAACTTATTCCAAACTTTGAATACAAGGTTAATCAATTTGCAGATTTTTATGATTTAGACACAGATAATTTTGATATAGAACAGCAAAAATTTGCACAGCATTTGATAGGATATCAAAATAGAGACTACCTAGCAAATATTATTAATGATGATGTAAGTCAGTATAAGTTTTATCAGGGAATGATACAAGATAAAGGCACACAGAATGCCTTAGATAAATTGTTTAATGTATTAAGCAGTGCAGACAAAGATAGTTTAGAATTTTATGAAGAATGGGCAATCAAATGCGGCCAGTATGGCGCAGCCGACGGATTTGAAGAAGTTGAGTATAAATTAGACGAAAGTAAAATGCGCCTAAGTCCGCAAAGTTTTGAACTAGTAGATAGAATCACTGGATTAGAAACTGATTTAGTTTACAGAATACAGCCATTTGAAACATATTTGCGTCCGCAAAATTATAATCATGCACCATTTCCTGAAAAGTATGTTACTAAAACATACACAAAAAATTCTGGTTATGTAAATTCAGAAGATGTAGAATTTGTTCTAAATCAGTATAATAGTTTGTTATCTTTAACATTTGCAAATATTAGAGAAGGTGACAAATTCTGGATAGGCAATGATAATTTAATCTGGAATGTTTATACTGCTCTACGTACAGATTATAATATTACTAGTATAGAACAATTGGGATCGAGTGGCAAACTAATACTAGATACTACAAGAATAGATGATATATCCAAAGATGATATTATAGGCGTTTATAACATAGACGGAATTGCAAGTTTTTACAAAGTTAGCTCTGTATCGGGAACAGCTATTGAAGTACTTGATGATACAGGTCTTGCATCAGCAACAGAAACTGAAAATCTTAATGGTAGAATTATTAAATTTGTTGATTCTAGGGTAGACGATATAGATACAGCAAATAAATTATTACAACAAAATAAAGAAACAATTAATAGACTTTGGATAGATAAAGATGCTAAAGAAGAATGGCTGGTTTTAGATAGAACAGATGCATTCCAAGAAAAACAAATATTAGTAAATGAAACAGCAGGTGAAGACGCCAACTTTGGAGTAGCACTAGCAGTCAATAAAGCTAACACTGTACTTGTAATCGGAGCACCTGATTCAAACAACGGTAAAGTATTTGTTTATACTAGAGCAGGTTCTGTAGGTACTTGGAAAGTATCACAGATTTTAGATGCTGATAATAGTGTAGCAGATAATGGCCAACGATTTGGTGCCGCACTTGCGGTATCTACAGACGGCAGATACTTAGTAATTGGTTCCCCTGATGCGTCTAATGTAACAACATTGTTTAAAGATAATTTTGTTGAGTCTTCTAATTACTCAGATAGAGACATTGTAAGGTACCAAGACAGTTTATGGCAAGCTACTACAGACATTTTAGGTGCAGTTGACAATATTGTATTTGGAAGTTTTGAATCTATTGCACGTATTAGAACAGAACTAAACCTTACTGCTTCAGACAGCGAAAATACACCTACGTTAATGACAGGTAACTATCCATTTACTGGCACAGAAGTTGATCATATAATTGTAAGAGCTCCGTTAGATATGTATCAAGGTTCAGGTATCGGAGATACATTAAAACTAAAATGGAATACTTTAAGTTATGCATATCAGGATCAGATACAAGATGAATTAGAAGCAGTAGAGCCGTTCCAGGGAGATATTCCTGGATTAGATAGCTCTTTTATTTCAGGCGATCATACTATTCAAGAAAAAATAGATGTGATACTATTTGTACCAGAAGCAAACGTTATTCCTTTAATAGGTCAAGTTGTAGAAGTGGCTGGCGGATTTGGTACTGTAAGTTACACATTTAATCCTTCTACTGAACAAGATGCTACTGCAAATACTACAATTTATTTGAAAGATGTTAATGGTAGTTTTGGAACAGCTGGATCTTTAACTACTACTATTGGTGAATTTGTTGGTGAATATGAAACTGTAGCACCTATTGATGAAGTAATTGGGTATGATGAATATTGGGGAGGATATTGGAAAATTAATCTTCCTGCAAATGTAAATGTAGATCAAATTAATTCAGATACTGGTAGAGGTTTAGTTTATTTTGATATTGTACCAAACGGAGAAGCTGATCCAAATAGATTCTATTATAACATTTTAGACTATAGAGCTGACGAAGTTTTAGCAAATAATCCTTTTTATTCAGACGACGACATTTATACTAGAATTGCTAATCTTTCATATTACGGAGCACCAGGACCGTTAAATGTAACAGATGATTTTGCAAGTAATATATTTGTTGTAAAAGCGCCAGATGAATTAACTAATAATTTGAATGTAGTTGCTCCTGGTGACGACGATAACGATACTATTGATTTATTTTACAATTCTCTTCCGCAATTTGAAGACGGAGTATGGCAACCATTAACAAATTATGTTTCTGGTACAGTTTTAAAATATGCAACTAGTGCATATGATACAATATACTGGAGAGTTAAAACTGCTCACACAAGTCCAGAAGAGTTTTTAGACAATAATGACCAATTTAATAGCTTGTTTTATGAACCGTTAGACGGATTAATATTTAAAGACCCTAGCGATATCGGTCTTGCTATAGAAACATTGAATAAAACACATAAAGTCTATGACATTTATGACGGATTTATTGATGTAGAACTTACAATACCAAATCCCTTAGATCAAAATTTATTTAAAGAGCCAAAGGTAGGTCTTACTATTAGAGATACTGTAAATGGCGGCACAGCTGAAATAGCATTTTATCAGAAATTTAACGGTCAGGATACTAGATTATATTTGAAAAACGTATCTGGTACTTGGGCGGCAGGACAAAAATATGGAGATAATAGATCGGTTGAATATCTAAGCTCTACAGACCCAGCCGACGCAGGAACAGAATATGATCTTCCTCCAAAAAATGACGGGTCACCAGGCTCAGCAGAATTCGGACAAATTAGAACAAGAAGTTTTTCATTACCTCAAGCTGGTATAGGAAAGTTAATTGCAATCGATGCAGGATTCCCTTTACCTGTAACAGAACAACAAGTATTAGTAAATGTTACTGGGCAAAATGTATCAGACGGTGCTCAAGGTCCGGAATATTGGTTTAGCAGAGAAGGCGATGTATTTGGTATACCTAGAACAGCTAATGCTCCTGCAGAAAATAATAATGATTGGACTGAGGTATTTAATTTACCAGTAGTTGCAGGCGGAACAAGTAGCGGACTTGAAAAAGAAGGAATGTATACTGTCTTTGAAAGACGAGGTACAGGCCTATACAACAAATTAGGTGCATTTGCAATACCAGATAGAAGTAATTATAATAAACTTGGTCACCAACTTAAAATGTCTAAATCAGGCGACTTGTATAAGTTGTTTGTTAAAAGTTTAGGAAGTTATCCGCAAAATGATAAACCTAACAATTTAGTCTATGATGATAGCAAAGGTAGGATTTACATCATTAATAATGGTGTAAATGATGATTATTCTTTTGGTTGGGAATTTAGTAGAGATAAGCAATACAGAGGACAGTATCAAAACACCAGAACATATTTTGAAAATGATATTGTATATTATGATGGTAATTTGTATGAATCTGTTACTAATATGGCTCCCGGATTATTTGATATTTCAAATTGGACTTTATTAGAAACAAACAAAGATTACCTTGGTTATATACCTAATGATACAGGACTTTTAATCGGAGATGACATCAGCACAGTGCTTGATCAAGATCTATTAGCAGAATTTGCAGAAAGTTTTGATGTAAGCGAGAATGGTGAAGTTTTAGTTGTTTCAGTAAAGTATGAAGATAGTAAAGATAATAGTTTAGTTGTTTATAGAAACGACGGCGGATCTTTTGTAAGATATCAAAAAATACCGGCTCCGAGTAAAACTACCGAATACGGATCTACTATTTCTATTAGTGCTGATGGCAGAATCATAGCAGTTGGTGCGCCATTCAACGACGATAAAGGTGTTGATTTTGGAAAAGTTTACATATACAAACAAGTAAACGGAATATTTGAATTATCTCAAGAACTCTATAGTCCAGCAGAAGACAAAGCAGAATTATTTGGTTATAAAGTTGATTTTGATGGGAACAATCTTGTTGTTGGTTGTAGAAATGGCGACTCTTTTGTACAAGATACATTTGATAGTAATACAACAACTTTTGACAATGACTTAACTAAAATTAGGTCTTACGATAATAATTCTGGAGTAATTAGGGTATATGAAAGAATTGACGATTCTTTAATTTACGGACAGATGATAGATTTTGATGATAGCTCTACAATATTATTTGGTTCTAATATTAAAGTTTCAAACAATCACATTTATGCAGGTATGCCATTAGTTGAATATTCTGCAAACACGGCAGGTACAGTTGTTGATTTTTATAAACAGAAAGATATTTGGTCAGTATTAAGACAAAGTAAACCTACTGTCGATGTAAACAAAATAAAACGTGTTATGTTATATAATACTTCGGACAACGAAATAATACAATATTTAGATTATGTCGATGTATTACAAGGTAAAATTCCAGGACCTGCAGAACAAGAACTATCTTATAAAACGTATTATGATCCAGCAACTTATACAGTTGGAACAGGTGTAAATGTAGATACTACAAATAGTTGGGGCGAGATCCAAGTAGGTAAATTATGGTGGGATTTAACAACTGCTAAATTTATTAATCCTTATCAGTCTGATGTAATCTTTAGTGCAAACAATTGGAACAAAAAGTATTCAAATACTAATGCCATTAATGTTTACGAATGGGTAAAATCAACAGTACTACCTGAAGAATGGGATAAGCAAGCAGGAACTGAACGCGGAGCATCTAAAGGTATAAGCGGAAAAAGCAAATACGGAAATAATGCTTATGTTACTAAGCAAGTTTATGATAAAGCAAGTAAAACATTTACAACATATTATTATTTCTGGGTAGGACAAAAGACAACAGTACCTAATATAGAGGATAGAACTTTAAGTGCTAATAGTATTGCACAACTAATAGAAGATCCTGCTGGACAAGGATATAGATTTGTTAGCTTTATTAGTCCTACACAGTTTGCTCTTTATAATTGTGAATCGTTAATTAGAGGCAACGAAGTTGCTATAAGTGTACAATATTGGACAATAGAAGATCAAGATATTAATATACATAATCAATATCAAGTTATATCTGATGGATTAGAAACAAGCAAACCTAACAGAGATATTGAACAAAAATGGTTTGACAGTTTAATAGGTTGGGATCTTGCAGATAGGCCTGTACCTGCTCCGGAATTAAGTATAAAAGAGCGTTATGGTATTTTAAATAGACCTAGACAAACTTGGTTTGTCAATAGAGTAGAAGCTCTAAAAGAAGTAGTAAACAGAATAAACAGTGTTCTTTTAGATAACTTAATAGTCGATGATAAAAATCTTAACAGGCTAACTGAGAAAGAAGCAGAGCCCAGTGTTGCAAGTAGACTCTTTGACACAACAGTAGACACCGTAACTGAATTACAGTTTGTAGGTGTGTCTAAAGCTAACCAAGCATCGCTAACTCCTGTTGTAGAAAATGGCGAAATTGTAAGAGTAGAAATAAATCAACCAGGTAGAGGTTATTTACAAGCACCAACAGTAGAAGTATTTGGCACAGGACAAAATGCTGTTATAGAAACCGTTATAGATAGTAACGGAAAAATAACAGACACAAATATTATTAATGCTGGAGAAAATTACAATAGTTCAAATACATCTATTTCAGTAAGAAGATTTACAGTCTTAGTCAAATCAGATTCAACTGTAAACGGTAGATGGGCATTGTATGAAAGAGATACTACTACTGATGAATGGATTAGAGTAGCAAGTCAAAGTTATGATGTTAATCAATACTGGCAATATGTAGATTGGTACGAAGATGGTTATAGTCAATTTACAGAAATAAATCAATCTATAGACTTTGCTTACGAACTACAAGGCTTAGACAATGAAATAGGTGATATTGTAAAAATTCAATCTGTAGGCACAGGCGGATGGTTACTTCTAGAAAAAATTGATAACCAAACCGGTGTCGACTACACTATAAATTATCAAACAGTTGGCAGACAAAATGGTACAATCCAGTTGTCAGATACTTTATATGATGTGTCAAAAAATTTAGTAGGCTATGATACAACTACATTTGATACATTAACATTTGACGGTCAGCCAAGCGTAGAATTAAGAATTGTTCTAGAAGCAATTAGAGATGATATTTTTGTTGATGATTTAGCACTTGAATATAATAAATTGTTTTTCTCAAGTTTACGTTATGTTTTTGCAGAGCAAAATTATGTAGATTGGGCATTTAAAACATCATTTATAAAAGCACAGCATAACGTAGGAGAATTAGATCAAAAAATTAATTTCCAAAACGATAATTTGCCTAGTTACGAAAAATATATTAAAGAAGTAAAACCATATAAGACTAAAATTAGAGAATATTTAAGTAGTTACGAAAAAATAGATAATTCTCAGTCAATGACTACAGATTTTGACTTGCCTCCTTTATATATAGAAGGTACTGACAATATTATTACAAGAACTGTAAAAGTAATTGATGATAATTTAGTTTCACAAGAAGGACCAATTACAACATATCCTGATAAGCATTGGGCGGATAATGCAGGTTATAGTATTAAAGAAATAGCAGTTGCTGATCCTGGGTCTGGTTATGTTACTACACCTGTTGTAACTGTCACCGGCGGCGGCGGCACCGGAGCAATAGCAAAAGCCTCGCTTGGTAGAGGAGGCACGATTACTTCTATACAGATAGTTACAGAAGGATCAGGTTATCTTAGCATGCCAACAGTATCTATAGACGGAACTATAGCAGACGGAGGTCGTAGTGCAAAGGCTGTAGCAATTCTAGGCGGAAGTCCAGTAAGGTCGATGAATACTGTAGTAAAATTTGACAGGGTATCAGGAGAGTTTGAATTTATTAACCTATCTACAACAGAAAATTTTGTAGCAACAGGTAGTAAAGTATTCTTCAATTTACTATGGCCAATGGATTTACGTACAACTAAAGTTACAGTATCTATTGATAACACAGAAGTGTTAGCAGGAAATTATGCATACAAAAATATTTTAGATACTTCTAAAGGTTATGATAGATATTATGGTCAAATTGAATTTATAGATCCTCCAGCTGACGAGGCGCAAATAAAAATAGAATATCATAAAGATATTTCTTTGTTAAATGCTCAGGATAGAATTAACATAGCATATGAGCCTACAGTTGATCAGTTTGGTAAAACATTAGGTCAATTAATGACAGGTGTTGACTATGGAGGTGTAGAAGTTAAATCATTTGACTTTGGAGGAATAAGCGGATGGGATTCTGCGCCCTGGATGAGTAGAGGCTGGGATCTTTATGACACTACTTTTGAAGATGAAATAATTTATAGAAAATTAGTAGAAATTACATTCCCTGAAGATATTAACCTAAGAAGTGCAAGAATTACTCAAGATAATACTAATGCACAAGGTAGTGCTTCTGTTACAGGTTCTGCAAATGTTCTTAATGTTTCGGCTCAGTTCGATCAAGAATTTGATACCCAAAGCGAAATAAGATACGATGACAGTACATTATTAAGTACACAAATTGTAAATTCAACTGATACAAACATAAACATAGATACAGGTATAAACGCAAATGCTATACCTAGTAGCATTGTTAACTATTTAGAATTAGCAAAGCCTTTAGAAGACGGAGTAACATATAACATATATTTCAAAGCTACAGGCTCTGATATTGCAGTTAGACTTGATGATCCTGATTATGAAGGAGCTCCTTTATTAAATAAACCTGATGTTGTTATGGCGTCAATAGTAGGCGACGGAGTTACTACAAGAATTAACTTAGATAATATCAATATAACATTTGGACAAAGCGATGTATTCTACGTAAGAAAAATAACTTCAGATGGTGCATTTAAACCTGATAATGATTCTTATGATGCTTTAATACAAGGCGGCGATCTTTCATATCAAAGTGCTACTGGCTTGAATTCTGCAGATATTAACATAGACGGAGACGGTTTTGTTACTGTAACAACATCACAAGGCCCTGAGGAAGTTGTTCCAGGGCAAGTTGTTGATACTTTAGATATTACCGTATTTGAAAAATCAACAGGAGGAGCAAGTCAAATAGTTTCTAGAAACTATAGGGGAGACGGCCAGACTGTTAGATTTAACATAGGCGATTCGCCAGTTACAAGAGATAATCTTTTTGTAAAAATTGATAATATAATTCAAGAAAAGAATACTTATTATATTGATTTTAACACAAAAGATATTGTGTTTAATACTGCACCCGCAGATAATGCTACTATATTTGTTGCTTCTATAGGTTTGTCATCTATATCTATTATCGATATAGACGATTTTGTAGGCGATGGAGAAACTGTAGAGTTTTTAACAAATAGTAGGTTTGAAGAAAATTCTGAAGCATTTGTTACTATCAATGGAAAGGTTGTTAATGTACAACTGTTTAAAAGTGATGATACATATGAACTTCCAGGAAACTATGTGATTAAATTTGCAGAAGCACCTTTTGATACAGCAGTTATTAAATTGCTTATAGCTTCTAAAGGCTTAATTAATGTTGAATATAGTCAGGTAACCATAGACACTATTGTTGCCGACGGAAGTACACTGCAATACGATTTAGGTAAAGCACCATTTACGCAAAATCCGTCCAGAGCATTTATGCTAGTTAAAGTAAATGATAGATTTTTAAATCCAGGATATACAGAACAGTTTGAAGTTACATCAAACAGAAACTATACCTTTGATTTAACACAAGTTCCGGTAGGTGCTGTTAATGCATACGAGATTGAATTATATCTTAATGGTAGACAATTAGAATACTTACAAGAATGGACTTATCAAGGCGCTGGAGCATTTGACGATACAAAACCTGAAGATGAACAAGCAGGTAGCACAATAACACTAGAAAGAGGTGTAGGCGATCCTGGAGATAAACTACAGGCTTATATAATTACTGATGCTGAGTTTAAATTAGGTTATTATGAAAGTGATAACGATTTTATAAAAACTCCCGGAACAATTCATTTTAATGAACCGTTCAACGAAGACGATATAATAACTGTATATCAATTTAGTAATCATGACAGTCAGGGCATAGAAACACAAAAATTTGTAGTTTCAGAAAAAACTAAATTAACAGAAGGCACTACTGCTTACTATGAATATAGAAGACTAAGTAGAGGTATTATAGAACTTACAACACCAGCAGAAGATGCTCAATATGTATGGGTTTCTGTAAACGGAAATCTATTAACACCAAGTATAGATTATAGTGTAACATTAGATAATAGATACATTAAGTTACAGCAAATACCTCAAGAAAATGATGTAATTGTTGTACAACATTTTGCTAATGCTAAAATTACAGAAAGATTTGGATGGCGTCAATTTAAAGACATGCTTAACAGAACTCATTATAAGAGATTAGAAACGTCATATGAATTGGCTGAAGATTTAGCATGGACAGATAAAACTATAAAACTTAAAGATGCTACAAATATTCCGGTACCTGTGTTTAATTCGGAATATCCGGGTGTGATATTTATTGAAGGAGAGCGTATAGAATATTTCCAAGTCGACGGAAATGAATTATTGCAAATACGTAGAGGTACATTAGGTACAGGTGTCAAGGATCTATACCTAGCTGGAACAAAAATTATTGAACAAGGTGCAGATACTAATCTACCATACAAAGACGAGACAGAAGTTGTGACAGTAGAAGCCGGCGGCTATGACATAGCAAGCACCATTTACGAAGATTCACCGGGTGTAACCGTAGAAAGATTTTATTTTACAAGCAACAACAATAGCGCATTTCCATTAGGAGGCGATCCAATACCTAGTATAGGATATCCTGGGCAAAGCTGTGTTGTGTATGGTACAGGTTTTGAAACTAATGTAAAAGCTATTGTAGGAGAAACCGAGTGCGAAACTACATACGTAAATGACACAGAATTGTATTTTAAAACTCCGGCATTACCTGTAGGAGCATATGATTTAGTAATTGTAAATCCTGCAACTAATGTTCCTATTGATAGAGCGCAGACTAGTGTAGTTGTTCCTAAAGCAATACCTTATTTGCAAATATTATTACCGTTTGCACCTACACCTAATCCAGCATCAGAAGATCAATGGAGCGAATTAGAACAAACAGGTTGGTATAAAGAACTTGTGTCTATACCAGTAAGTCAAGGTATTCCGGGACGAGGTTATATAATTGATTCTAAAGGAACTACTGATTTTACACAAATTGGAGCACCTAATAATTTATCTGGAACAGAATTTATCATACCAAGAGATGTAGATACAACACTTTTAACAGGTACAGGTAGATTACTTGATTTTGCAAGCATACCATATGAATATTGGGAAGCACAAGATATAGAAGTATTTGCAGGAGGTCGTAGACTTCGTAAAACACCTATTGCTGTTTATGATTATACAGCGCAGGATTCGCCAGAAGGTGATAAAAATGTAGAAGCAGAATTTGCTGTAAATAAAGCGATTGGTGCATATGTAAGACTTACATATCCACCTGAAAACGGAACAAATGTGACTATAGTAAGAAAAATAGGTACTGTATGGTCAAACCCAGGACAGAGGTTAGTTGATGCAAATAGTGACGTAGCTAATTTCTTACTATCAAGCACAACTGACGTACCACGATAAATACTGTATAGGAAAATAAAATGGCAGACAATTTTAAAGATCAAAGCGGTGTATTGCTACAAGGACATATTAAAATTCATGACCCTAAATCGGGCGAAGTTTTAATAGATAAACGTAATGCCATACACTATGAGAATATGAGTATATCTCTTGCAGAGTCTATAGGAAACAAGGGCGACGGTTGGATATACGAAATGAGTTTTGGTAATGGAGGCACTTCAGTAGATCCTACTGGAATAATTACATACCTCACACCAAATAGCACAGGAACTAATGCAAGTTTGTACAATCAAACTTATTCAAAAGTTATTGATGATAGAAGCGTAAACAATATTGATCCTATAAGGAATAAAATTGAAACACGTCATGTCAGCGGTACAAACTATACAGATATTTTAGTGACATGTTTATTAGACTATAGCGAACCAAGCGGACAAGATGCATTTGATACTGCCACAGATGAAAATAGTTCGTATATTTTTGATGAGCTAGGTTTAAGAAGCTATTCTGCAGATGGTACAGGTAGATTGCTAACACATGTAATTTTCCATCCAGTACAGAAGTCACTTAACAGATTAATACAAATTGATTATACAGTTCGTGTACAATCATTAAGCGGTTTTAACGAGGGGTAATTAAATGGCTTATCAAATACCCTATACAGATCAAACTAAAGGTGTTTTAATTGTTGAAGATAACACTATTAACAATGAAACAACTATAAAGTTACCAGGAAGAAATACTAGTAGTTACGGTGTAACTATTGCAGAAAATTTCCTACATTTGTTAGAGAATTTTGCAAGTGCAACTGAGCCAGCAAGACCTTCAGAAGGACAGTTATGGTATAACAGTACAGTAGGATCTGAACAACTAAAAATTTATGATGGCACAAGTTGGGTACCAGCAGGCGGATTGAATAAATCACCATCTGAACCTGATGTTGCATTGTCGCAAACTGGTGATCTTTGGGTAGATACTGATAACCAACAGCTTTATTTGAATTCAGGTTCTGGCTGGGTATTAGTAGGACCTAATTTTAGTGATGGTTTAGTTACAGGTGCAACGCCTACTAATCTTGTTGGCACTGATAATGTAACATATACAGTTATACAAGTTGAAGTTGCGGCACAACCTGTTGCAATTATAACTAAAGACGGATTCACACCTAAAACAGTTATTCCAGGATTTACTACTCTTAAACCTGGTATAAATTTATCAACTAGAGATATATCAGGTACAGGAACTCCAAAATTCATTGGTACTTCTGAAAAAGCAGAATCTTTGATTGTTAACAACAATACAGTTTTAGCTGGTAACTTCTTAAGAGGCGACACAACTAGTACAACACTATTTCCTTTGAATGTACAAAACAATACAGGATTAACAGTCGGTACAGATGCCGCCCTAAACTTTGCAGTTGAAGGACAGGCAGGTATAATACAACACCAAATTGAAGGATCTAATATTGACGTTCGTGTTAGAAATCAAGGATCTACAAAAACAGTATTGCGTGTTGATAGTGCATTAAGATTAGGTATAAACAACGAAGCTCCTGACGAAGCACTAGATGTTGTAGGAAATATACAGACAGATTCAGGCGTATTCATTAACGGAACAACAGAAAGTCAAACTATTAGCACAGGTAGTTTTATTACCAAAGGCGGCGCTGGAATAGCAAAAAATGTTAATGTTGGAGGAGATTTAAAAGTAAGTAATCTTACTACGTTAGGTAATACTATACCTGATGGTAACAACACAAGGAATTTAGGTTCAGCAACTTCTAAATGGCAAAATGTTTATGCTACAACTTTCGTAGGAAACGTAACAGGTAATGTTAACGGTACAGTATCTGGTACAGCAGGTACAGCAAATAAACTAACATCTGCAAGTACATTTAGACTTATTGGTGATATTACAGCAGATGATGTTACATTTGATGGACAAACTGGCGGATCGTTAAAGATATTTGATACAAAACTACGAAATGATTTTATTGGTGATCAGGATGAAACATCTGTAACAGAAAGAACAGATGAAATTTTGATCAATAAAAGTACAGGATTGTTTAAAATACAACGTGACGACTTTTTAGCTGCCGTACCTAGCTTCTTTGCAGGAATGATTTTACCATATGCAGGCGTTACACCTCCTAACAGTGCATGGTTATTGTGTGACGGAGGAGAACACAGAATTTCTGACTATAACAACCCTGGTGAATTGTATGATGTAATTAAATTTTTATATGGAGCAAGAACACTAGAGTCTGTAACAAGTCCTGGAAACACACTAGCAGAAGCAGGATTATTTAGAGTACCAGATTTACGAGGCAGATTACCCCTAGGTGCAGACAACATGGGCGGCACAAGTGCTAACAATGTACAAGCAGATTATGCAGATGGTTTAGGACAAGTTGGCGGAGCAGAAGATAAGTTGCTTATTACTGGAAACTTACCTGATCACAAACACGATTTAAAAGGTGATGGTTCAGAAGGTGCTCAGTATTACGCAATTAGAGATATTAGCGGCACACCGAGTGATTCAGATGCAACACCATATGATTCACCAACAGGATCAGGATCAGGACAGGCACTTCCAAACAGCGGAGGAATTCAAAGTTATCCAGAAGATCAAATTCCGTTTAATGTTATGCCTCCTACAATGACGATCAACTACATCATTTACACAGGGAGGGCGTTAACCTAATGAGTTACAAATTAAATAAAACTGATGGCGAATTACTAGTAGAACTAGCAGACGGACAGATAGATACTACTACAACTGATGTAACTCTTATTGGTAGAAATTTTAAAGGGTTCGGTGAAGCAGTAAACGAAAACTTTATTAAAATTCTAGAAAATTTTGCATCAACCGGTGCGCCTAGCAATCCATTAGTAGGACAGCTTTGGTATGATACAAGTTCGCAAAGACTTAGACTATATGATGGTACTAGTTTTAGAACTTCGGGAGGACCGATTGTATCTGCTACTAGACCAGACATGGTTGCAGGCGATATATGGATAGACAACGCAAATAACAAAATGTATTTCTTTGACGGAACTGATCTTGTTCTAGTAGGACCAGATTATGATTCAGGCCAAGGGCAAACAGGATTTGAAGTTGTTTCTGTCATTGATATTTCTGCCAGAGAGCGTGTTGTTCTTAAAATTTGGATAGGCGGAACATTATTTGGTGTTATAACCAAAGAAGAATTTAGATTAAGCGGTACAAACAAAATGCCTGGATACCCCGATGATCCTGACGATGTTGTTTTTCCTGCAAGACAGTTATTTTTAAAAGGATTTAATTTAGTAGACTCTACGTTCTTTTATCAAGGAACTGCGGCAAAATCACGTTCACTTGTTGATGTTCAGGGTAATGCATTTACTAGTGCAGACTTTTTACCAACTACAGAAAATGGTGAAACAACCGGTAGTATTATTATTAGAAATCCAGCAGGTTTAGGTATTGCACTTGAGGAAGAAGAATATGCAACTCTTAAAGTTATAGGAACTACAACTTCTTTAGAAACGCAACAAAAAGAAACTGCTATAACAATTAGAACTAGAACATCAAACAGATTCGAAAATGCATTTTATGCAGATGGTGCAACTAGTAGGGTAGGTATCTATAGAGATGATCCCGAGTATACTTTAGATGTTGACGGAACATTTAGATCAACTGGCGATGCAATAATTGATGGAAATTTAACTGTAAACGGTAACACAACGTATATTAACATTGATAATTTACAAATTGCAGACATCAACATAGAACTAGGAGTAGTAGAAGGCGGTACACCGGGCACTGATGCTCAAATCGACGGTGCCGGCGTTATTATGAAATCTAGTGATGGTGATAAATCAATTACTTTTGATAATGCTACTCAAAGTTTTGATCTAACAGAAACTATAAACATACCGCTAGGAAAAGATTATAGGATTGAGGATCAATTAGTTTTAAGTAGAACTACACTGGGGTCTACAGTTACTACTGCTAATGGATTAACTAGTATAGGCACACTTGTAGAGCTTGACGTAGACAACGTTAATATTGATGGAAGCACAATTACAGTAAGCACACCGTTAAACATAAATGCTTCAGGCGATATTTCTGTAACAAATAGTAAAATTACAAATCTAGCAAATCCTACAAATGCACAAGACGCTACAACAAAAACATATGTTGACACTCAATTAAGAAGTCAAAATTTTGCACTATCAATTGATATTACTGGATTGACTGTACCGTCAGTAGCTAATCCTTATACAGATGTAAGAGATATTTTAGAAGACATTGCAACGGCAGCTAATTTCGAAGATGGCGTCGAAGCAAGAATACATTGTACTTCTTATTCTAATGTTAACGTTACTGGTATTGACGTTCAAGGGGCAATGAACAAGAGTTACATTAGTGTCATGGCAGATGACAGTTCTGCTGTATCAGTAGTTGAAGATGTTAACTTTGATCCTGTTGCAGGATCTGCATCTTTTGTGCCTGACAGAAGTAATATGTTATTTAGAACAAGCGGAGGTACATGGGTTTGGGTAAGCACTACGTAGATCCGATAAATACCAATATAGATAGGGTTAGGCATGTCGTATTCAATTAATAGATTTGATAGAACACTTCTAGCAGTTATAGAAGATGGTACAATAGATAGAACTACTGAACTACAGTTCATTGGTAAAAACTTTGCCGGTTATGGCGAAATACAAAACGAAAATTTCTTATACTTACTAGAAAATTTTGCAGGAGGCAATCCTCCTAGCAAACCTTTAAGCGGTCAGCTTTGGTACGATAGCGGTTCTAAAAAAATTAAAGTTTACGATAATAGTATATGGAGAACATTGGGTGTTACCCAAGTATCTGACACTGCACCAACTAATTTGCAAGAAGGTGATGCATGGTGGGATTCGGATAAAAAGCAATGGTATGCTTATAACGGTACAGCGTTAGAGCTAATAGGACCAGAAAAGGCAGGACCAAACACTACACGTATGGTAAGTGCTTTAGTATTAGATACAATAGGCACAGAACATGCAATTATAAAAGCAGTAGTTGACGATGTAGTAATGTTTGTTATAAGCGATGATGAATTCACGTTAAATGCTTCTAATCCTATTACTGGTTACACAATTATTAGAAAAGGTATAACACTTGCTGATTCACAATCTGCAGATGGAATAACTGATCCTGCTGAAACTTGGTTTTGGGGAACAGCAACAAATGCTGAATTGTTAGACGGATTAAATAACACACAATTTTTAAGAAGTGATCAAAACACTGCTCTAACCGGAGAATTTACATTATCTACTTCTGGCACTGGAATAAATTGGGTAGCAGGTGACATATACATTAAAGGTTATGATGCTGAACAAAAATTAGTTTTACAAAACAGAAGTACAGATAATACAATATTTTTAGCAGGTAACACAGAAACTTTAAAAATTAATCCAAGTGCTAATACATTAGGATTAACTTATCTTGGAAATACTATTTGGCACAGCGGTAATCACGGATCTGGATCTGGATTAGATGCAGATACTTTAGATGGTTACAATCATACTGATTTTCTTAAAGTAAGTGCAAAGGCAGTAGATTCAGAACTATTAGATGGTATAGATTCTACACAGTTCTTAAGAAGCGACGAAGATGATGTCCTTAATGGAAAATTAACAGTAAATGAATTGTATATTAATGCAGGCGAAGGTTTTGAATTTAAGAACGGCGGTGCAAGAACATCACTGAGCGGAACTGTAAACAATGACAGTAGAATCATAAACCTTAGAGATGGCAATCCTGCAACTGACGGAGCATTGTTTATTACAGCTGATAGTGTTAGTCCGGGTGATGCTCTTACAGAATTATTGTATATCGACACAGCTAAGTTTGAATGGAAGGGCAATGAAATATGGCATGCCGGTAATGACGGCCCTGGTTCAGGTTTAAACGCAGATACACTGGATGGATTACAAGCAGTAGATTTTTTAGAAGTAGACGGTAAAGCAGTAGCGGCAGACTTTGCAGACGAAGCCGCGTTAGCTAGAGATTCAAATACAGTCGGCGGCGTTGCACAAACTCAGTTTTATAGAAAAACTGGTGGCGCAGTTAGCGGCTACATTACTTTACATGCTGATCCTACAAGTGACATGCATGCCGCTACAAAACAATATGTAGACGATTTAGTTGCACAAAGTGATCCGCTTTGGGCAGGCGCTACAACATTCAGTAATGTAAAAGCAACTTATGCAAACTATCCTAATGGTACTAGAGTTTCATTTTGGGAAGAAAGAAACTACACAAGACCTGCAAACTCTAATGGTGGTAGTGTAAGTATAAGTGATAGATATAGACGTACAGTCAAAAAGACTGGTGCAAATACTTGGACTAACATCGGAGGTTAATTATGACAGAAATAACAAGAATTACAGCGTTAGCCCAATTTAATAAGTTAAACAATATGTTTACAATGGTGTTAGGAACTGTCCCAGACATGTCCTTGTTAAATCATGACTATTACCTTTACAAAGAAATAGAAATTGATATTGACAACGAAACAGTTGTAGGAACATACGATAATTTTTCTATAGTAAATATACACGAGCAACCTTTAGAAATAAACGAAGATATGCTCAATGAACTTGCTAGGAATAAAATTGTAAAAGAATATCCAATAGAAAAGCAATTAACAATAATTGGCAATACAATAGAGCGTTTAGCCGATGCGGCAGGCGTTGATTCAACTGATATAAAAATTATGAATGATTATATCAACGAAATAAAAAGAGCCAATGCAATACGCAAACAATTCTATGCTAACAGTACAGAATACAATTATAAGAGTACTGAAGAATTAGATGAAATGATTGCTACAAAATATGAAGGTAGTATACAGGCTTATGAAGGACAATTTAGTGATTTATGAGGTTTTTGATAAAGACACAGTAGAATCTGTCTATAAACTCATTGAATCTATCGAAGAGCCTAGGTGGATTAGAAGAACTAAATTACAGCCGGGTAGAGCTATTAATAATTCTACATGTGCTTACGATTATTGTAACCATATGCAAATGAAAAAAGAAATGAAGGAACAATTAAAAGAAATTGCTCCTGTATACGAAGATTTTAAGTTAGCTGATTTAGCAGTTAACAGATATAAAATAGGAGATTATATAGGCCAGCACAAAGACAAACACGATTTTAGAAGAAACTTAGTTATAAGTTTACAAGAAAGCGGAGATGGTCTATATATTGACGAGGAAGATAAATTTGTAGAAGACAAAATAGGACAAGGAGTGCTTATTGAAGGGATAGGACCTATACATTCTGTTCCTCCTGCTAAAAAATTAAGATACTCTTTAGTTTATTTGTACGAGTGAGAAAAATATGCATGAAACACTAGAACAATTAGATAATGCTACTGTAGATTCTTTAATTAATATTAAAGCTGATGTTGCATTTTCTTCTAACAATGTAAGAATAGGCACTAACGGCTTAGACAAGTTAAGTGTATACAGTACATCAAAATGGCATGACTGGTCATTAGAACAAAGGAATAATTTTAAAACTTTGTTAAATGATCATATGTCTACTGCAATAGTTGGTTGGTTTTTAGAATTTCCAGGAAATACAGGATTTTTAGATGAAATGGACTATTGGGTAGATAAGCCAGACTCGGGAACTGTTGTAGCATATTCTTTAGTAAACAACAATTCAATTACAGTTGCAGGACAAACAGTAACTTTGCAAAAAGGCGAAGGTATAAAATTTAGTCTAAAACAAATACACAAAGTTGACATAGCAAGTAGTACAAGAAGCTGGGCTTGTTTGATGCAATTACAATAAATTGAAAATAGGAATAAATACAGTAGTTAATAGGAATCGAACAACATGGCTTACCAAATAGATAGATATAATAAAACATTACTCACTGTAGTTGAAGACGGTACTATCGATCAAACTACCGATTTGAATTTTGTCGGTAAAAACTACGCAGGGTATGGTGAAATACACAATGAAAACTTTTTATTCCTACTAGAAAACTTTGCAGGAGCAAATCCTCCTCCTAGAGCAATAAGTGGACAAATTTGGTTCGATTCTTCCCTAGCTAAATTAAAGTTTTTTGATGGTTCAAAATGGCGAACAACAGGTGGCGCAGAAACTACAGGTACTGCTCCTGCTGGTCTAACAGAAGGCGATTTTTGGTGGGATACAACTAACGAACAGCTATATGCTTATAATGGAACAGATTGGGTTTTAATTGGACCTCAGGATGCTGGCGAAGGCGTTACACAGATGCAATCACGTTCAATACGTGACAACTTAGGAGTTTCGCACAGTATTATTACTTCTGTAGTTAATGATACAGTAGTACATATTATATCTAATGATGCATTTACTATTGATAATACAGATGCTGAAAATGTAATTCCAGGTTTTGACATTGTAAAAAGAGGTATTACTTTAGTTAATACTCAAGCATCGACTGGCGGAACAACAACCTCAGAACATATCTTTTGGGGTACATCATCAAATGCGTTAAAATTAAATGGCATAGATGCAAGTCAATATGTAACATCTATTGTAGGACAGGCTACTATCTTTGAAAATGTAGTTCAGTTTAAAGACGATGGTTTTACTGTAGGTGATTCTAACGACTTACAAGTTTTTGTACCTACAGGAACTGACAACAAAATAGCAATAGCAAACACAATTGGTAATTCAATATTTTTATCAGCTAAGCCAGCCGCAGGAACACTTAAAAATACTGTAAGAATTACACCAGATGCACTTCTTCCAGGTGTTACAAACATAGAAGAAACAGACGAAAACGCATATGTAAGCGAAACAGTTGCTATTGGTAGTGCAAACTTCCCATTTAATGAAATATTTGCAAATAATTTTACTGGACTTGCAGAAAAATCTACAGCATTAGTTGTAAATGGTAATAATAGACAAGGCGATATAGAAGCAAATGCGAATACTATTGCTGTAAGAGATAATTCGGGTGACTTAAAAGCAAACCTATTTATTGGTACAGCACTAACTGCTCGTTATGCTGACTTAGCAGAAAAATATTTAACAGATCAAGAATACCCCGTAGGCACAGCAATGTGTGTTGGCGGCAAACAAGAAGCTACAGCGGCTGGTACTAGTTGTATGTGCATAGGAGTTATTTCAGATAAGCCTGCTTATTTGATGAATGCAGAAGCCGAAGGTCAAATTTTAGGACTAAAAGGTCGTGTTCCGGTGCGTGTTAGTGGACCAGTATCTAAAGGACAACCAGTATATGCCTGGCAAGACGGTGTATGCACAACTATTGCGTCAACAGGATTAGTTGGTATTGCTCTAGAATCTAGTAATGAGGAATCAGAAAAATTAATAGAGTGCGTTTTAAAGGTATAAATAACTACGTACTTAATAAGGAACATAAGATATGGCAGTATTACCGCAGGCAATCATAACAGCGTCAGATTACAATACACTACAAAACCGTATTGAACAAATTTTAGGTACAGGTAGTGCAATCGAAAACACTGGTTATGGACAAACAGTCACTAGCGGACAAGTCGCAGGACCTGGTCCTAGTAGCGACGGAGATATTGTTGATCACGAAAGAATGCAAGAGCTATGGGACGACATGGACCGTGCTTACAAGCATCAAAACGGCTCAAATTTAGGACTAACACAATTAGCTACCGGAGATTTGATAGGAGCCGATGTTTCTACATCCGATCTGCCAGCATTTAGTGATGAAGATGCAGACAATGACGGAAATATTGATTACTCATTAAGTAACATAGATAATACTCAGGGTTTTAATGATTACTTAACAATTATGACTGCCTTAGAAGCAGGCAAGGATACAGTCGCAGTTGCAGAAACAGTGTCAGATGGTGCTATTGTTCCCGGAGGTGATGCAAGAACAACTAGTTTTAATGGTACTATTGATTCAGAATTTACTGTGACTTTTTCTAGTGATGATGCACTACGTCATTTTTTTAATGCCGGTGGACAGATATTAATTGAAGGAACAGTTGAAAACGTAAGCGATACTACAGCAACAAATAATAAGGCTGTACTAAGAAATCAAGGTTGGCAGTCAATGGTTGAAAATCCCGGTACAATAGCATTTGGTTATAACTATACAACAATTGATGGCCAAAGCACTGGAGTTACTTATCCAGATGGCGCAATAGGCCAAAGGCAATTAACAACAACTTTCCAGACTATTTTTAGAAGAGATGCAAGTGCAAGCACCTATGGTGATAGTTATTGGACAATAGAAGCTAGAATAGAATCATCACTTACAAGACGTTTAAGATTTAAACTAACACTAGTAGATGACGGTCCAGAAAGTAACCTTGATGCTGGTGCAAAAGGAAGTATCGAACCTGGTGTAACTGAGCCAGTGACAGCAAATATTTTGTTTGATTATGGTGCAAGACGTCCTAGATCATTAGATTTTGAAACAGACGGCACTACAAGACGCTTTACTTTGCCGTATCCTACATTCGCAAATCCAAATACTTTCGAATAATTACTTGACATAGTACTGATATTCGTGTATAATATACACAATACAGGAGTATCTTATGGATGAAAAGTTAAAAAATGCTTTAGATTTTTCAAATTATATGGTAACGCTTAATAATCAAAGGCGTATATTGTTAGAACAATTTAAAGAAAACACAAAATACTATTATGGGGGCGGGCAATTTACAATTGAAACGTCATTAATGAGTCATTTGTCTGCATTATCTAATGTAACTAATAATGCAATCTTACTAGATGATAACAGTATTCCAATTCTAGTCGAAGATGTTACAGGTTTTCTTGCAGAAATTGCAAAAAAATATGACGAGAATCTACGTATATATTATCAAGAATATCAAAACATAAAAAATAGCAGAAGTGTAGAGAAACTAGTAGACGATGAGTAAAGGCATCTTAGTGTTTGCCAGAAATAGCAATACATTAAATTATATTTCACAAGCAAAAGACCTTGCTAAACGTGCAAAACAGCATTTAGATTTACCAGTATCTTTGGTAACAGACAAAGAAAGTTGT